AAGGCCCTGGTCCAAGAGGTGCTCATTGAAGTGCTGGGTGAGGCAGACCTTGAGGTTCTGACAGCCCCCACAATCAAGAGCGCCCGATCATCATGTTCACACGTAGACAGCCACAGAACCAGACAAGCTGATCCGCTGGGATCTGTATTCGGCATTGACAAGTAACCTCGGATCTCGTACAAACTGAACAAGTGTTCAACCTAACTGGAGACAATCATGGCAGATCGTCAGACTTCCAACCTTGACCTATCGACGCCCGACAAGGCGCGGAAAGCGATGCACGATCTGCGTGCTGAGCAGATCCGCCTCAAGAAGGCCAACCGCAATCTCATGGAGAACGCAGACAAGAAAGCTGCTGATCTCCTCGCGATTCAAAAGCGCGTCAGCGAGATGGAGAACCGCCCTGGTGGATCTACTACATCAAGCAACGCCTCACTGCAGAAGTACTGCCGCCCTGATGGGTCTGTACGCTTGAAGGGTGAGCAGACACGCGACAAGGCATTCATGCCTGGCCTTCTTCAAGATGCTCCAGTCTGTGACTGGCAGGAAGAACTGCAGAGCGCTGTGAGTGACTACACACTGGTCAAGAACCTCAGTGGCCGTGGAGGCGCTCCCAAGTGCCTAGCACGTGTGCGTGAGATCGCACGGAAGGCCCCTGTGGAAGTTCAACGAATCTTCGCGGATGCGTCTGGCGTAGGTGCTGAGTGGATCCCTGATGAGATGCTGCCAGCGCTTGAGCGCAACCTGACAGCAGAACGTCGCGTTGCTGCAGCATTCGACACCATGCAGCTTCCAAACTCCACCACCCTGCTTCCATACTTGAGCACTGGCTTCCGGCCTTACATCAAGGCAGCAGCCACATCGGATGACCCTGCACAGTACACCAGCAGCAGCATGGTGACAGAGCAGCGCACCATCTCAGCAACTGGCTTTGCTGTACGGGCTCAGGTCTCAGACGATGCAGATGAGGACTCAATCATTGCAGTCCTTCCAACTGTACGGTCAGAACTGATCAGCGCCCTGGTCGATGGTGAGGAAGATGCCATCATCAACGGTGACACTGGAAACAGTGATACATCCGGCGTCCACATTGATGACGCTTCAGGGGCCCTGGCCTCTTGGAATATTCGCGGGCGATGGGGCGCTTCTGGCCTTGGCGGGTCTGCCGACCATAGGCGGGCCTGGATTGGATTGCGGGCGCGCGCTTATGACGTGAGCAGCACTGAGAACCGCGCAACCTTTGACGCTGACACGTTGCTTGATGACCGCTCCAACTTGGACAGCCCACATGGTGTGGCAGGATCTCTGATCTTGATCACCTCACCAGAGGCTTACTTCAAGCATCTCCTGGCTATGGATCAAGTCCAGACAATGGAGAAATACCCACAGCCAACGATCGTCAGTGGTCAGCTAGGCCAGGTGTATGGGATGCCCATCATCATCAGTGAGTTCATGGGTGGAGATCTGAACGCATCAGGTAAGTTCACCAACTCTGGTGCTACTTCAGGCATGCTGATGGTCAACCGTGATCGCTTCAAGATCGGAGCGCTTCGTGGTGCTCAGATCGAGGTCGACAAGGACATCACACGCGGAACACACCAGATGGTGGCGACCGTGCGAGAGGCCTTCTTCACCGTCGATGATAGCTCCAAGAAGAACCTCAAGTACCTCTTCAACCTCTAGGAGTTCCCCATGTCAGTTCAAGAAACATGTTCAGTATCAGTTGAGTCTGGAACCGTTACAGCGGCATCAGCAACGATTGGAATCTGCCACGGTCAGTCAGGTGAGTGGAAACTCACTGGACTCACTATGGTTCCACAGGTGTTGTTAGCTGCAGACGGATCTAACAAGTATGTGATCTCTGCTACCCAAGGCAGTGACAGTGTTGTCACCAGCTTGGACAGCAGCAGCACAGCACATGCGGCTCAGGTCGCTCAGGCATTTACAATCACAGGCACTGCAGGCGCAGCGCTTGAGTTTGGCGCCACAGACGTGCTGAAGATCACCTTCACAGAGACCGGGACAGCATCAGCAAATTGCACCTTTGTTGCTGCCTTTGAACGGTGTCGCGTCTGATGCCTGTAGTTCGCCACCTTGAGGGCTCTGCCTGGACCGTCTACAATGGCGGTTCAGAGTGCAAGGGCTTTGCTCAGGGTGAAGAGCGTGAAATGACCAGGGAGCTAGCTGACTACCTTATCAGCACGTTCCCTGGTCACTTCAAGATCGTGAGTGACAAGGCAGCCAAGGGTGCAGCAGTAGCAGCGCCTGAGAAGACTGCAGCAATGAAAGCACCCGCCAAGCGCAAGGCACCAGCCAAGAAGGCCCCGGCTAAGAAGGCACCAGCCAAGCGCAAAGCGCCAGCCAAGAAGGGCAAGTCATGAAGCTGAAATCGACACGATATGGAACATGGCCAGCCTGGTCACACTGGGCAGCCGGTGAGGTGCGTGAGATCAAGGTTGAGGATGGTGTTGAGATTCCATCCTGGCTGGTTGAGGTCAAGGCCAAGGCACCCGCCAAGAAGGCAAAAAAGAAAGCCGATCCAGAGGGGTGAACCATGGCTGTGGTCACTGCTGCTGAGGCTAGAGCCTACATCCCCACGCTGTCTGGTGATGGCGAAGACGCCACGCTGAACACGTTGATCAGCCGCTTTGACGCTGTGGCTGCTGGCTTCATGGGCTACCCCAAGCAAAGCAGTGGTGCTGTGAGCATGGAATCTGGCACCTATGTCGAGCACCTGGACGGCCCCGGTGGGCGTGAGCTTACCGTCACAGCCAAGCCGGTGGTCAGCATCACCTCTGTCTATGATGATCCTGATCTTGACTACACTGACAGCGCTGATCTGATAGCGGCCTCTGATTATACGCTCTATGGGCATGAGGGGCGCGTGGTGCTTGACTACAACGCCACCGACGCATCATGGTCCGTGGGCAACAGGCACATCAAGATCACCTATGTGGCTGGCTATACTGGGGGCACAATGCCTAAAGCTATCCAGCACGCTGCCTGTCTGCAGGTGGCTCACTGGTATCAGGGGCGCTCTCACATTGGGCGCACCAATCTATCAAGCCAGGGCCAGACAGTGGCACTGCAGACTCTTGAGCTTCTGCCAGAAGTGAAAAAGGCTCTGCAGCCGTACGTGCTCGCCACCTCATGGGTGGGCTGATGAGCAGGGACATGACACTTGAAGAGATGGCGCAGACACTTCGGACGTACTCCAGGGGCCAGCTTCTCAGCGCCTTGCACAAAAGAGCGCTCAAGTATGCAGCGCAGTCAGAAAGCGTGGCCAAGAAGATGGCCAGTGCTGGGGGCAGCGCGCTAACTCCTCGAACAGGTCACCTGGTGCAGAGCATCACCGGCCGTGCCAAGAAGGGCAAAGGTGAGATCGTGATCGCCTTGAATGCCGGTGGTGGTCGCAATGACGTCAAGTATGCCAAGGTCCACGAGCAGGACGGTAAGCGTGGATCTTTTTTCACTATCAGGCCAAAGAACTTCAACCCAGCAAGCAGGCACCCAGGCAAACTGGTTTTCCCTGTGAGCGCTGACGCGTTCACCCCAGTGGGGGTGGCCAGGGGCGGTGGGGCTGGTAGCAGGTGGGCTGTGGTGGATGAAGTGAAGATCCCAGCCAGACCATTCCTGAGACCCACGTGGCTGCTGATGAGGAAGCTAATCAAGAAGGATGTCAACACGCTTCTGAGTGAGGAACTTCTGAAATAATGGGCAGCACTGAACGATCGATACTTGAGAGGCTGAAGACCAACTGCGCTGCAGTGGATGGTTCTGGCTCATACAATTACGACTTCAGCGCGTCCGGTGCAGTCATTCTGGGCTCTGAGCCCACTGGCGTGGCGCCGCGCGCACCGGGTGTCTATATCTACCCAGTGTCTGTGCAGTCATCACGCCAGAAGGGCAGAACTCCTCTCAATAGCTACTCACGCGTTTTTGTGGTGCAGATGGATGTCTGGGTACCGCGAACGGCTGGAACGGCAGAGAACGCGATGCTGTCGGCCCTGAATGCACAGTCTGACATCATGCGCGCGCTTGAGAATGATCCGACCTGTAACAACCTGGCCCACGATGTTGAGATTGACGCCTCTGCCTATGATGGGGAGGCTATCCAGGTCCCAGGCTATGGGGTGGCTGCGCTTAGAGTCAGTGTCGAGTTTACAGAAAAGAGAGGTGAGTGATGGCTTGGCTTGATGAGGCGTGGCTGTACCGGGTGCCGCTAACCATTCCCAACCACAGCGGGGCGAATGCTCCAGAGACTCAGATCACAATACCCAAGGCCGCTGGGCACTTTTGGACAGCGACCCTGTCCAGCTTCAACGATGTCAGGATAACTGCCGCAGACGGGACCACGCTGCTTGACTGGGCCTTTGATGGGGGCACGCCATCCCAGGCCAACAGGACAGCAACGATAGTGGTTGAAGAAACGAACCACAACGTTGCCACGCTATACGGAAACAACGCAGCCAGCGCCTCTGTCGGCATGTGGATGTATTATGGGAACAACACTGAGAACCTGACCAGCAACGCGAACAACTCAGTGAACGTGAACACCGGAACAGCCAAGACGCTGATCATGCCGATCAGCAGCGCGTCAGGCTCGGCAGCGTATCACGTCTATGTAACATTGCCGGGCACCGAGCAGTCGTATCCGAACGCAGAGTTTAGAAAACAGGTGAACGATCAGACGTACATCTTCTGGCACCTCAGAACCGCGATCTCATCTCTCAGCAAACCCAACAAGGGGCGAGGAGAGAACGAAGAGATCGCATATGCCAAGGCCATCATTTATGACCAAGATGGTGCAGACACTACATCAGCAATGACCACATTGAATGATATCGCCATTCTTGATGATTACGTCGTCAGAATGCCCATCAAGGCTGGCGACCACGAAAAGAGATATTTGATCATCATGACGTTTGGACTGATAGACGCTGAGGGCGCTATACGAGTTATCGACCAACGTGCTACACTCCACGTCAGAAACCTAGGACTACACCCAGCCTAATCGGAGACCATCATGGCAACATCCTCATACTTTGGCCGCAACTCGTTTGTAGGCGTAGCTCAAGAGTCTGGCTGGGGTTCAGCCGTCACCACGCCAACCGTCAGCCGACCCATTGTTAGCTGTTCAATGTTGCGCCAGGTGGAGAAGGTGCCACGCGCCAACCTCAGAGTGATGGGTGTCGCTGGGCTCAGGCCAGGCCACTACATCGCCTCAGACAAGGCCACGGGATCACTTGAGTTAGAAGCTACCTACGACAACATTGGGTACTTCATTGACGCTGCGCTGGGTGAGTCATCCACGGGCAGCGCGTCAGGTGATGGCATCTATACCCACACCTATTCGCTTGGTGACGTGCCCGTGAAGGGAACCACTATGCGGCTGCAGCGCGGAACCAGCGACTATTCTGAGACCTTCACGGGGGTGGTCTTCAACACACTCACCCTCGCTTGTGCGGCTGGCGAGCACATGAGCCTGACTCTGGACATGATCGGCAAGACCAGCACCGACACAGAAGGCCCTCGTGGGGATACTCCGCTGTCATTGACCGACCCATCAAAAGAGAACCTGGTGCTGCATCATCACGCAAGCGCTCTCAACTGGAACAGTAACAACTTCACCATGATCGACTTTGAGTATAAGATCGAAAATGGGCTAGCGGAGCGCATGTACTTGGGAAGCCTGACCACCCTGCAGCCTGTTCAGTCTGACTACCGCAACGTCACTGTGACCGTGACCATAGAGACAGATGATGTGCAAGGGTACAAGGCGTTCATTGATGACACCGTCAAAGACCTAGAGGTCACATTTCACAACGACGGATCTGCAGCGCTTGAACGTGAGCTGAAGGTAACCATGAAAGAGTGCTATATCGAGAGCTACACCGACGAGATATCTGAGACTGGAATGGTGACAGCCAGCGTGACATTCAAGGCCCAGGGGTCTGGTGGTGCAGCAGGCGACAGAGGCACTCAGATCTTGGTCAAGAACATCAACAGCACAGCCGTGCATAACGGCTAAACTACCCACTATTAGGAGAGGAATATGGGTCAACTACTACAAGCAATTGAGAACAGCGCGATCATTGAGATCGAATCGGGGCCTATGCTCTGGAGGATCAAAAAGATCTGCTCTGCAGACCTGGCCAAAGTGGGTCATGCTGCACTAGCTATGACTCAGGTGATGGCTGACGGTAAAGACGACAAGAAGGCCAGCGAGCAGGACGCGCTATCCCAGATAGCCAACGCACGCCCTGAGCAGCTTGAAACCATGGCGAGGCTCAAGGATGCAATCGTGGCCGCTGCGCTCATAGGGGTGGGGAACCCTGACAGCGGAGAGTGGGAGCAGGTTGAATGCGTGGTTGACCCTAAGAAGTCAGACGCGGAAAATGGCAAACTGTGGGTGGGGTCGATACCCACGGAAATCTCAGACGAGATATTCCAGGAAGCTATGAAGCTGGCGACCGATGGAGGTGCGGCAGTCGAGCGGCTGCAGGCCTTTCGAGGCAGAGCCAGAGATTCTGCTGATCGTCGACCAGATAGCAAAGCGGTACGGAAGGCTGCCAAGTGAGGTCCTTGAGATGGATGTCTGGGAGATGAGCTTTGCCGTGGCCTGTTTGATGGAGGCTGACCAGGTGGCTGGCAGTCTGATGAAACGGATCAACAGTGATGGCATGCCGGTCTTCCCAGTCATTGTGCTGAGAGATTAGCCGATAAAATAGGTTTAACGCAGAGAATCAGGAGGTGAGAACATGGCTACGCAAGACGTGATCACCTACCTGATCCGCCTCGAAGACAAGGTCACCAAAGAACTAAAGGCAACCCAGAAAGAGACCGCGAAGCTAGAGAAGGAGGTCAAGAGCCTTAGGAAGGCCCAAGAGGCTCAGTCGGATTCCAGCGATAAGATGGCGAAGAGGCTGGAAAGCCTCAAAGGCACCATGAAGATAGCAGCGGCAGGGTTCGCCGCAACGTCTGCAGCTATGGCTGTGGTGGCTGTGAATGCGATCAAGACCGGTGCCAGCCTTGAGGCGTTTGAGACCCGACTGAGTAAACTGCTTGGCTCTGCCGAAAAGGGCAAGCAGAGGATTGACGATCTCTTTGAGTTAAGCGCTAGGACTCCATTCAGCATCGACGCCCTTGTAGAGGCTGACACCACCCTGGAGGCGTTCGGAGTTAACGCCAACAAGGTCAGGACAGGGGTGCTGGACCTGGCCGCTGTCACAGGTATGGATCTGAAGGAGGCCGCTGACGCAGTAGGCCGAGCCATGGTGGGCGGTGCAGGCGCCGCTGACATGCTCAGAGATAAGGGCGTGAGAGGCTGGGTTGAGCAGAGGGCTGGGATCAAGTCCACGAAGATGAGCCTTGAAGAGTGGCAAGAAGCGCTGGTCGATACGCTTAACAATAGCGAGAAGGTAGCAGGTGGAACGCTTGAGATGTCCAAGACCTTCGAGGGCCTCTTCTCAACTCTGCGCGATCAGTGGACCCTTTTTAGCAAAGACATCGCGGACGCTGGCCTATTCGACACGGTCAAGGCCTCGATGAAGGTGCTTCTGCAGGGCCTAGGCGACAATAGGGCAGAGACCAAAAGCTGGGCCAAGGTGGTTGGTGAGCAGCTATCTGTGGCGTTCTTGCGACTCATTGAGATCATGGGGTTTCTGTACGACGGCACCATAGCTGTGGGCCAGGCATTCATGTCTATTGGTGAGGCAGTAGTCAGGCTGATCGGCCTATTCAGGAAGCTGCCTAGCATACTTTCCCCTATCAACGCTCTAGCTAACGCCTTTGATATGCCAGGCGCTGAGGAGATCAAAGAATACGCCGATGATATGGCGTATCTCAACGAGCAGCTTGGCGGCGCTGGTGGCATGGCGACCAAGGCTGAAGAGTACACGGCCGAGATCAAGGCTCTACGCGACAAGATGATGGCCGACAAGGGCGCCCTGAAGGGCGCAGGAGACGACGACACTGGCCTGATGAGAGGTGGGAAGGCACCGACCGATGAGGGCAAGGGTGCGGCAAAGAAGGGCGAAGCTGAAAAGCTGACTGACAAGTTTATGAAGGATCTGGTCAAGAGCACGACCAGGGCAGCGAACGCAGCCGATAAGCTAGGTGACAAGCAGATCTCTGAGTCTGAACAACTCAAAAAGGAGATGGACAAACTGGCCGATAGCATGGTTGAAACCATCAACAAGGCCTCTGCCCTCGGTGTTGATCTTGGCGGTCCTGAGATGAAAGCCAGATTCGACGCATTCCAGAAGGAGGTTGAAGCCACCGCTGACGCATACGAGGCCGCACTGAAAAAAGAAACCGAGGCAGGGCTGAAGGCTGCAGACGCTGCCATGAAAGCTGCGGACGCAATGGGGAGGCAAGCCGAGGAAACGGTGGCTATGTCGTCCTCAGTCGGCAATGCTATGGGCGGCCTAGCCTCAGCAATGCAGACAGGCGGGCTGTCTTTGCTTGAATCGTTGCCTGACAAGACCAAGGTAGACGAAACCGGCAAAAGAACAGGCATGGATTGGGGCGCCGTCGGTGGGGGCGTGGGGTCGCTGGTTGGGTTCGGGATGCAGGGTGATGATGCCTACAACCAAGAAGTGGCCACCAAAGCACGAGAAGCAGCAAAAGCGCGACAGGATCAAATGAAGAGTGAAGCTGACGCCCTGAAGGCTCAAGGATTCAGCGAAGAGGAACTGCAGCAGAGAGGGCTTGGGCAGGAGGACATTGCAGCCGCCGGTGAAGTCACCAAAGAAGACGAGGCCGCTGCAGCCGAGGACACCGATCGTGGTGAGGTCATGGCTGATATGGTCACCCAGATGGTGGATGGCATTATTGAGGGCGTGATGGGTCTGCTTGAGGGCTTGCCTGAGATTCTGCAGCGGCTGATCCCTATGCTTTTGATCGATCTGCCAACCGCCCTGATAGAGATGATCCCCCAGTTTATCGAGGAGTTGATCCCCGTCCTGATTACTGACCTGCCAGCGGCACTGATCAAAATGATAGTCAAGCTGGTTCCAAAGCTTTTCCAGATGCTGGGCAAGGTTCTCGTGTACTCCATTCCAAACGCCATAGCGAAATGGTGGAACAGCGTGGTTAACTGGCTTTCTGATCTTTTCTCCTTTGGCTTTCAGACTGGAGGGTATGTCCCAAAAACCAGTTCCTACCTGCTACATCAAGGAGAGCGAGTGGTCCCAGCGTCTGGCGCTGGCAGTGGTACAGCGACCAAAGGCCTGGCAGCATTTTCGGGCGGCTCGGGCGGCGGTCCATCAGTGGTGGTCAACACAAACGTGGTTGATCCAGATTCGCTGATCGGCCTGTCACGATTGATCAATCAAGAGATGGGCGCGCTGGGTCGCGCGTCTGTACCCATCTGGGGAGAATCCGAACCCATGACGAGCCTGTAAAATGTCCTATCCAATATTTTCCTGGCGGCCCCACCAGTATGATGAGTGGACCGTATTTGATGCAGACTACAGAGCAGGTGATCGCGTCTATCTTGACCTGGAGGACTACGGCGAACAGCTATCTGACCTCCAGGTGACACCAATGAGAGACGTGTCTGACACCTTCGCTATCGGTGGAGGTAGAAGCAGATCCATGACCAGAGCGTGGATGAACGTGAGAATATTGATCGATCGATTCAAGCACCGTGATCTATTCAGGCGACTCTCTACCATGATCAACCACCTGGAGAGGGGCGGCACAGTGTCGTTCTCCAATGATAAAAGCAAGTGCTTCCTGGCGCGCTGCATGGATAAGACGTACCCCTGGGATGACGACATCTACGTGGGGCCCAACCTTTGCAAGAAATACTCAACCACTGAAATATCCGGCCTGAACGTGGGCACCAATGACGAGATCGTGATCGAGCAGCAGCCACCGTTCGCTAAACGGTGGCACGGGGTTATCACTGCTAGGGGCACTTTGGGGGCTGACGGCTCTGCCACCTACACTGTAGGCAGGATAACGGCAGGCGGCACGGCGGTCTCAACGGACATCAACGAGGAGTTCAGAGCAGGCGATCACATCAGGTATGCAGACTTCTGGCCCACCCTTGTTCTGCCCAAAAGCCAGGTGGGTGCCGCAACATTGACGCACGACCACCGGATCACGTACACGCTAGACCTCAACCTGCAGTACGTCATTCCATATAGGAACATCTGGCACCCGGAGGGTTTATAGGCATGATCTGGGATGATCATTTCAAATCTGCTCTCAAATTGGGCTCGTACTATAAAACCAACTCAATGAGGTTCAGGCTCATAGTTGGAACTCCAGCAGTGGTTCCAACCGGTGATATGGGCCTCTGGGAGAGTGAGAACGCGCACGTGGTAGAGATAACCAGCCACCCTGACTGCGCGTCATTTCCGAGGTCGGCGCCAGACGCAAAGTATAAGATCTATGGTGAGTGGACTTGGCCGCTGACAGACTGGTCAGGTTCGTCTGCGCCAAGCACTGGGAAAGACATTTCCTACATCTATGGCGTGGGATTGACTGCACCTATCAGCATGGGAGCGGCAAGGGTTCACCCCCGCACATTTGAGTACACGGGCGCCAGCCTCGCCTGCGGCCTTACCCCCTGGGGTGCTCAGGCGCTTGGCAGAATGGCAATCGGAAACATGGCGCGGCTGCAGGTCTTACCGATAACGAAAGAGTCAGGTGGGTATACTGGCTCCAGCGAAGGTGAGTCTGCAATGGATATTGCAGTCCTTGAGGCTGGCGCCGGTTCAAGCCTGCAGTGGACAGACGTTTTTATAGGCGTCTATATGGGAATGAAGGCAGACGGTGAGAAAGCCGTTGCCAACTTTTCATCTTTGCTGGATGCAGCCAAAATGAAGCGCAGGGTGAGAACTGGGACGAGCATCCCGGAGGCGTACAGATGGTGGCAAGGAACTGGCCACAAACTGAAGCTGCACAGGAGCCTGTCCTCGTTAATGTTTGACGAGGAGGCAGAGATCGCCACCATGGGTCCAGGAACAACGCCACCCTCACCCGGTGTCACCTATATCTGGTACCCATACAAATCGGGAGAGGTGGACCCAGAATCAAAAAGCCCAACCACGGGCGCCAAATATCTGGGATGGGGCAACACGGCCAAGAACAGCAACCGAAAGTTCCGGCCATACTGCACCTACGAGTCAGGCACCAACCCTAACTTGGACAAGTTCTACTACGCTGACCAGAGCAAAGCCACGGTCTTGGATGAGTATCACTGGGCCATGGTCAAAGACCACGAGGGCAACACGTCATTTTTCACGTATGAGAGCGTATCGGAGCACACCAACGGCGTTCAGCTTCACAAATGTGGTTCTGATTCTGACAACCCTGCACCAGGTTATTCTGGATTCCATATCGGTGGGGATGTCGTGACTTCCTTTGGTTATGGGTCCACCTTTGAGACCGTCTGCTTTGTCCATGGCACGCCGGTCACGGAGCTTGTCAATACGATTTATATTCGCGGCTATGGCAGCATGATGACCGCTGGCATATTCGGCGCCCAGTGGGCAGGCCACGCATATGCTGACACGGAGTGGTGCCCTCTCAATGTTGATGACATCGCCAAGAATCACACCCTATTCAACAACAGGTATGCGCCCAGCGAGTCAAGCACCTGGGACGCTGTGAGGAATGCGCCGTTTCGTGCCATGTTCAATAAATCGTCATCAAATGGCGTCTCAGATATGAACAAACTCACCGGGAAGTGGGGAGTGTTTCCGCGGTTCAAAGAGGGCGGCTGGTCTGTTTGTACAGTTCAGGGAAATAACAGTGGGGCTGCGCCGTTATTCAATGAGGTGGCTGCGATTGTTACGGAGCGACACATTGAGTCATGGGAGTGGAGCAAGAGAGAGCAAGACACTGCAGGCGTATACAATAAGATCGAATATGTCAGCACTGACTTTGACTGGGAGAAGTCGCACCCATATTCAGGATATGACACGGGCAGCCTGGGCAGCCCCAAGTCCATAGGAACCACAACCCTGACGCCCCACTATATGGAAAGCGCGCTTGAAGAAGTCGGGACAAACTGGCCTCAACTGAGTACCCTGACGATCAACACTTCCGATTGCGCGGCTGGAGTAATTGCAGGCAACAATTACGAGCTGTACCACGAAAAATATCTGGCAACTGACTTCTTTTTTGTACCTCGCGAAGAGTGCACGATCAGGCTTAGGGGCTTGGCGTTCGCTAACGTAGAGCCCGGTGATTATGTGCACATCGTGATCCCCAGCCCGGTGGCGCCGTTCGGGGGTATGGGACCAGCCGGAACGGGTAAGAGCGGAACCCAGCACCTGCTGGACTCGTCCAACATGATAGGCGATCTGGCTGAGTTTGAGCACGCAGACAAGCTGGCTGAAGAGTTAAACTCCGATCAAAGGGCCCATCCGTGGTTCTGTACGTCAGCCCAGAAAGATTGGCTAACTGGTCGAGTGACGCTGGTGCTGTCCAGGCCAACCCTGAACAAGCCACCCACGCTGGGCAAGATCAGCATCAATGACGAGCAGCTAGGAATGCCTGATCCGCACTACTATCACTCATCGACCTCTGACTGGTACGAGTTCTAGTTTGATTGACACCCACGATCCGCTCCTTTACGATCAGCCAAGCAGGAGATCCCAACCATGGCCATGACAGAGATCAACTTTTCAAGAGACATCTGCCCAGATGTCAGGCGCTTCCAGCTAGACGCTGACAACGACAAGGCCACTCAGGTGAACATTCCTGTCTGGGCACGCAAGGTTACTGTCCGCATAGAGAACACCAGCGGAGGCAGGATCTCATTCTTCTCTAATGGCGATGACATTCATTCTGACTACATCAAGATCGGTGGCAACGTCCTCACAGAACTGACCTGGTGGGATGGGTACAAGGTAGCCAACGGGATCACCAAGATATACATCGCCAACCGTCCAGCCATAGCAGCGGCAACATACGTTTCCGTCATGGTAGAGGGGGCAAAGTAAAATGGCCACTTCAAACATTCAGCAAACAGTCACAGAAATCACCAACTCAGCCACGGACCGCGTGCTCACTGTCAACAATGTCAGTGATGAGCAGCAGGACCTCAACGCTGAGGCGAACCTCACATTCGCTAGCTCGACGCTGACCGTTAACGGTGATCAGACCAGCAGTGCCAGCGCTGGTGGTGCCTTGCGCCTGTCCGCTAACGATGGCGCGGCCATGGGTGACAGCCATCGGCTTGGCGTCATTGAGTTCACAGGGGCAGAGGACACCAGCAATACACAGGTGGTGGGTGCTCGCATTGAGGCCCTGACCGATGCAGCCTGGACGAACGCCGAGAACGGCTGTGCTCTGTACTTCTACACCACAGATGGCAACGCTTCACAGACCAACGTGCTGAAGATCGACAGCAACCAGAAAGCCACATTCTCAGGTGAGGTGGAAGCTGCCAGCCTCGACATCAGCGGTGATGCTGACATTGATGGCACGCTTGAGGCCGACGCGATCACCGTCGACGGCACCGCTCTGAGTGAGTACATCGCTGACACCGTTGGGGCCATGGTTGGATCCAACACTGAAACCGGCATTGCGGTGACCTATGAGGACGGAGACAACACGCTTGACTTCGCCATAGCTGGAACCCAGACGGCGTTCACATCGATCACCAACGCCAGTCTAGTGGTAGGGAGAGACGCAGACAATCAGATCAAGTTCAGCACTGACGACCAGATCATCTTCAGGGTGGCTGGTGCTGATGGCGTCACAATGAAGGCCAGCGGCGAGATTGAAGCGACCAGCATCGACATCAGCGGTGATGCCGACATTGACGGAACTCTTGAAGCTGACGCCATCACCCTGAATGGCACCGCTCTGGGCAGCTTGTATTCACCGATTGCTGGCAGCGGCAGCATCGTCACCACGGGAGCGCTCGACAGTGGTTCAATTACTTCTGGATTTGGTTCTATCGCTATTGGTTCTGACAACATCAGTTGCGGTGATCTCACTGCTTCTGGTGGTGATATTGTCCTTGGCTCGTCTGGTGACGCCGACAACACCACCCTATCGGCGGTCGGAGAAGCAGGAACGAACACGGCAGGTAAGTCACTGACCATCAAGGGTGGAGCCTCTACTGGAAACGCGGCGGGTGGATCCATCATTCTGCAGACATCGCCTGTCGGGAGTTCTGGCAGTAGCGCCAACAGCCTGGTGACAGCGGTCACCATCGATTCCACCAAGACAGCCACGTTCGCTGGCATCGTTGACATCACAGACGCAACGGACGCATCAGACGCCACAGGGGACACTGGCGCGCTTCGCTGTGAGGGTGGGGCGAGCATAGCCAAGAAGCTGTATGTGGGCACAGACGCCGACATTGATGGCACACTGGAAGCCGACGCGATCACCGTCGATGGTGTAGCCCTTAATGAGTACATCGCTGACACCGTTGGCGCGATGGTTGGATCTAACACTGAGACCGGGATCAGCGTCACCTATGAAGACGGTGACAACACGCTTGACTTCGTGCTGGATGCCGTTGGAACAAACGCCATATCAGACAACGCTGTCACGCTTGCAAAGATGGCAGGCATAGCCAGAGGCAAGATCATTTATGGCGACTCAAACGGTGACCCAGCGGTACTGGCAGCAGGCACCAACAACCAGGTGCTGACCAGTGATGGCACGGATATCTCATGGCAAGATGCAGCCGGTGGTGGCGGTGGTGCTGCAGCCGATGACGCAAACACAATTCTACACATGCAAGTTTTCGCATAAGGATCAACCATGGCAACCATTTCAAGAAACCATTTGAGCGGAGCAACTGACGGGCACAGCCTGAAGTTGGCGATAGACTCGGGCACGTACACCACAGTCCACACGGTCACCACAACCACAGCGGACTTTGAAGAGGTTTGGATCTGGTTGAATAACATCACGACCAGCAACCAAAAGGTGACCTTTCAGATCGGTCACGACACCAACGAGGAGAACCGGATGGTTCTTAATGTGCCGCCACAGTCAACCATTCTGGCGATACCAGGGATCACGCTGCAGGGTGCAAGCACATACACAATCAAAGCCGCAGCAGCCGCAGCAGACTCTGTATCTGTTTGGGGCCACATCAACCTGATAGACGCGGCGTAATCATGAGTTGGCGCACAAGAACCCCTGGACCAGTATTGAACGCCTGCGTCGTGGGCAATCTCTCAGAGCTAAATCGAGACGGCGCCTCACGCTGGATCTCTCTTGATCCAACGTCAGACGGCTGGACGTTCAACGACCCAGGCAGCACGGGTACTGTCAAGTCTGTCACCACCGGTTCAAGCGGTATACGCGTGCAGCTAGAGATCGATAACAACTCCGAGCGCTTCAACCATAGCTCTCAGAACGGTGGCCGGTACTACAAAAAGCTGATCGGGCCCTATGGGCCACTGACCTGGGCCGATAACTTCTCCATTGAGTTTCTGGTTGAGAAGTCAGCGGTGGGCGCCAACAACGGGGACGCTGGCAACGGCAGCCAGTGGACGGTGGACGGCTTTGCGCTGGGCATAGCTGACTCTAGCTGCGTGGCTGACACTTCAGACGTTGAGTGGACTGGGGTGACGTGCCACCTGAAGTCTAATAACGGCACGCTGCAGGCGAACATTGGTGGTGATACCAATCTGTCTTCAATCACCGATAACGATTCGGTCAAGCTTTACGCCTGCCTTGGGTGCATGGTGGATGATGACGACGCAGGCGACACTAACCCTGTCATTCATCGTGGGTTCGGGTATCTGCTCAATACTGACGGCGACCTGGTGACTTCAAATGGTATGTCACAGCAGACCCACGAGTTCACCCGATCAGATGACGTGTATCTATTATTCGCGCCATCGTTTGGCGGCAGCATCAGCGGATCTGACACTGACGCCACGTGGAAAGTCTGGTACAGAATCCACCATTCTATCGAGGGTTTGTATCCAACCTACTACCCAGGCGGGGAAGCTGCGAGCGGATGAGCGGCACTATTCCGGTCATCCTTCAAAGGGTGAGAGATGAGGGCCTGGCTGTGTTTGACCGTGGCCGCTACAATCTCAACATCGTGGGGGTACGAACCCCGTCAGGCCAGGTGAACGCTTTCGATGATGAGCTTCATCTGATCTACAAGGATGACTATGATCAGTGGGTGGATCTTTCGTTCCCTTGCACCACTGACCCTGGCCTGTATTGGCTCAAGAACCCAGGCCGCAGAGCAGGCACAGCCATCCTCAAGCCTGGCCAGTATCGTGGGGCCTACCAGATAGGGCTGCACCGTGGCCGCTATCCCGCCCTGGTACAGCGCAAGCCCGTCACAGTGTACCGTGATCGCAACCGTGATGATGTCCTTGATATGGATCCGTCCACAGAGCAGGATGGCCTCTACGGCATCAACATCCACCACGCTGGGTTTGACTCCCACCGCGTTGACCGCTGGTCGGCTGGCTGCACTGTGGTGGGCAATCTCTTGGACTGGGAGATCTTCTTTGCAGTCATCAGGCGCTCTGCTGAACTCTATGGTGAGCGCTTCACCTATACTCTGGTGAACAAGTACAGCGACCAATAGGTTTGCTGCCCTTGTCACTGTTAGATCTACTTGGAGGTAGAACATGTTTGAGAAACTAAAAAGTCGAAAGTTCTGGTTCGCGTTCCTGGGGGCACTGCTTCCAGTGGTCGCTCAGTACCTGACTGATGAGGTGAGCATGGCTGAGAGTCTGCAGATCTCTGGGGCCATTGTCATCAGCTACATCTTTGGACAGGGCTGGGTAGACTCAAGAGCAGTCGCCAACTCTGGCCCAGATGCCTAGCATCATGGGTGACTTGATAGGCCACATCGTCAACGCTCTGGCTGTGATTGGTGTGGCTTGTCTTGTTTGGTTTGCTGTGCGTGCTGCCTGGCGTAGACTCAAGCCTGCCCAGGACGCGTCTGCTGCCATTGTAGCGGCTCAGATGCGTCAGCACATAGAGGACCAAGCCAAACGGCGTCAGGCGGCCATAGAGGCCGCTGTCGCAGGTGACAACCCTGCTGATGACTTGGCCGATCTTGGTAATGAGAGGAGGGGTGAATGACTGTGTTGCTTCTGCTGATGGGCCACGCCCTGGCGTCAGGGCTTCCCCCGTGGCCGCAGGCAGGGGATACGGTGCCGGGTGAGTGTGCCTCAACCTTGGGGGTGACTCAGGGGTCATTGATCAATCCTCTCCTGGTCAATGATGGTGGGCTTGCCCGGTGCTCATTCATAGCAGAGCCGCTATCAAGCTATGCCCACCTCTTGACCATTGAGAACCACGCGCGCCAGGTTCGCAGCTTGTATGAGCTAGACGTGAGCGCCTTGAAGACAGAGCGTGACTTCTGGCGTGAGCAGGCTGATCGCAATATGCCATGGCACTCTCAACCGTGGTTCATAGCTGTCACCATGTCGGCACTTGTCACGGGGTCCATAGTGGCCTACGATTGGGGTACAGGGGGTTCATGATGGCATCTGCAGATCTCAAAGCACTGATAGCTCCCTGCATGTCTCTGGTCTTCGTGGCTGGTGGTGGATGGTGGACACTGGAAGCAGTGGCTGATGACTCTGCTGAGCTAGCTGCCAAGGTGGAAGAGATAGAGACGCGCCTGACCCAGCAGGATGTGCTTGAGGTCAAAGTGCAGCAGGTGCAGGACAGGCTTGAGAAGATGGAAGCCCTGCTTGAGAAAACCATTGAGATTCAGCAGCGCCAGATGACCAATCAGGCTGCAATCTGCCAGGCTACAAACGCCCGCTGCAGGTAGTTCGCACCGCTGAACCACAACAAAAGATCCCAAAAAGGATCGCATTCTGATCTTCCCTGACTGGGGTACAGGTCTAATGCGGTCCTTTTTTCTTTGATCTATTTCGGCCTTTACTATTTACAGGGTAAAAAAAGGCTGCTAAAAAGGAAGAGTAAGGAGAGAGAACAAAATGAACATTGAGAAAACCCAACTTAAAACAGCCCTCAAAATTGAATGGTCAGAAGAAAACGAATCTGCCTATCTTCCGATTGTAGAGGCATGGGCTAATTCTCTTTTCAACGAAGATATGATCTTTGAGGCGTTTTTAAACGACCTTGATTCAGCCTCCGCTTTTTGCGACGGTATGCAAGAGGCTCTTTGGTTGATTGTCGAAAACATTAATTATCATGACACGCTTCATTTCCACAAGGTTTGTGCTTTAAGTTGGCAGCGCGACGTTTGCGATCAAGTATGGGCGAAGCGTTGTGAGCGATTTGGAGTCTATACAGACGATGATGATAAGTATGGCGTTCGCGCCGGAAGCGAACTCGACGACATGATCAAAGCGCATCAAGCGCAGTAAACACTAACCAACCACGGCCCCCCAGGGGGCCACACACAACGCCCCAGGGCAAAGAGAGAGAGACATGAGCTTCAAGAAATATGACATCATTTCAGCCACAAAAGATGGTGAACAAGTCGCTGTATGCACGGTTTCAGCAAAAACAGACGATGAAGCCAGACAGAGAGGCGCGCGCTTCTGTCGCATGATGGGGTGCATCATGACCGGGCTGCGCCTA